TGATGTTCATGGCGCGGGAAAGGTCTGACGCCTCAGCTTCGGCCTGCAGGCTCTTGATGCGCGTGTCCACGCTGGCCAGCGCGGCGGCTGCGGCGTCGCGCTGCTCTTTCTCGAAGTCGGCAATGGCTTTTTCTTCGGCGCGGCGGGCCTGCACGCGGGCATCCACGGCGGCCTCGGCAACGTTGGCCTCGACGGTGGCCGTCGTCAACGCCTGGCGCAGACTGATGCGCTCACGAATGGCGGCGGCCTGGGCTTTGAGGGAATCGTACTCTTTGGCGTCCAGGTTGCGGTCCAGCGCGCGGATGGCCTGGGTTTCCAGCAGCACGGCCTGCTCTTCTTCGCGGGCGTCGATCATGTCCTGGTAGGCCTGCTTGCCCAGCAGAACCTGCACCACCTGGTCAGCCAGGGCACGGGTTTCGTTGGCGATCTTGTCGGTGGCACCGGCCAGGGTTTCGAGGTACTTCTCGCGGGCCTTGACGGCTTCGCCCGTGGCCTTGGCTTCGTCGTCGAGGGCTTTGGCGGCTGCGAGGGAGGCTTGCTCCGCAGCTTTGCGGCGGGCTTGCTCGCCGGCGATGTCGATGACGGACGGGGCGGGCACGGCGAAGGGCGGATTCACATCGTCGCCGCGGCCAGCGCCGGCGTTGCGGCGGCCCAGTGCTGCGTCCAGCGCGGTGCGGGCCTTGAGGGATTCGCCCTGCAGCTCGCGCAGCTTGTCGACAGCGTCCTGCAGTTCCTTTTGCAGGGTGGACCGGTTGAATCCGGTGACGTTGGGGTTGCTCAGGCGGCCTTCCAGCCTGCTGATTTCTTCCAGCGTGGCCTGGATGCGGGCGTCTTTGAACTGCGACGTCAGCAGCGTGAAGAAACCGGACAGAACGCCACCGTTGGCGCTGAAGCGCATCATGGTGGAGATGCTGTCGTTCAGCGCCGGCAGGAAGTCTGAAACCAGGGCGCGGGCGCTGCTCGTGATGTTGGTGTTCAACTGCGCCATCTGCTTGTTGAAGCGTTCAGCCTCCGCCGCCTGCGCCTTGGTGACGCTGGCGTTCAGCTCGCCGGCCTCGGCCAAGTCATTCAGGAACGGCGCGGCCTCGCGCACGCTTTTGCCGAACAGCTCCTGCGTGATGCGGGCCTTGTTGGCGTCGTTCTCAAACCCGGCCAGGGCCACTGCCGTCTGGCGCAGGGCCTCTGCCGGGTCCAGCTGGCGCAGCTTGGCGGCGTTCAGGCCGATGGCCTCGAGCGCGATGCTGGCGCCGTTCTTGCCGTCCGCTTCCTTGAGCTGGGCGTTGAACTTGACCAGCATGCCGCCCACTTGGTCCAGGGTGGCGCCGTTGCGGCGGGCCACCTGGTCGAGCTTGCTGATTTCCTCGATGCTGGCGCCGGTGGCGTCGGCCAGGTCGTTCATCGCGTCGATGGCGTTGACGGTGCCGCGCACGAAGGCCGCGATGCCGCCCACGCTGAGCGCGCCGGCCAGGGTGGGCGCCAGGGTGTTCAGGGCGTTGCGCACCGTGTCCACCTGGCCGCCCAGCTGGCCCATGCTGCCCACCACGCGCTGCAGGCCGCCCTGCACGGCCTCAGCGCCTTGCAGGCCGATCTTGATGCCGATTTCACTGGCCATCAGCGTGCGCTCCGTTCCTTGGCCTGGCGCTGGCGCCGCCATTCCGCAAGGGTTTCGTCCTCAAGGATCTGCAGCTCGGCGAGCACCTCGGGCACGCGTGGGCGCTGCACCAGGCGGCGCATGCGGATGAGGCTTTCCACGCCGGCGTAGTCCAGGCCCGTGGGGGCGTCAAAGCCCACGCGCCACTGTGTGCGGCAGGCATGGAAGACGGAAAGCGCTTGCTCGTGCTCGGGCCAGAGGAAGAACATCTGCTGCCGGCGCGTTGACGCTTGATCCACGGCCACAAGGCCGAAGGCGGCCAGCGCCGCGGCGGTTTCGTCGTCAGCGTGGGCGGGGTCTTCGTCATCGGATTCGGGCGGCGCGTCGTCATCGTTTCTTCGGACCAGCTCACCACGGGCAAGCAGGCGCGCCGCCTCCCTCAGTTTTTTTCCTTGCCCTTGACGCCGCAGGCCTCGATGTAGGCTCGGAAGATCAGCCCGGACATGCCCACGATGTTGAGCAGCGAGGCCAAGGCCGTGGGGGTGAAGGGCAGATCGTTGCCGGCGTCGTCTTGCACGGTGTACCAGTCCTTCACCACGCCGGTGAGGAACTCGGGCACGGTGCGCTCTTCGCTTTCCAACTCGGCCTTGAGTTCGTCAGCCGGCAGGCGCTTGCAGACGAGCGTGAAGCTGAAGGGCTGCCCGCCCCGCCCGTTTGCATCGGGCAGGCGGCCGGCCACGGGTACGGTGATGGTGTCGCTGATGACCAGGCGGAATGCCATGCGCGCGCCCCCGGTTTACAGGCACACGAGCCGCAGCTCGTCATTGCCCGCGCTGGTGGGGGTGCAGCGCAGGCTCTGGCCGATGTGCACGTCGCCTTCGTATTCCTGGTCCGTCGGGTCGATGCGCTGCACCTGGGGGGCGTGCAGGACGATGCCCACGCCGGCACCGGTGCTGTGCGTGAAGCCCAGCGTGGTGTTGGTGTTGCTGTTGATGTCCGTCATGAAGGACACCTCCTGCGCAGCGGTAAGGTCCAGCTGCATGCTGCCCTGGACGTTTCGGTCAGAAATCTGCACGGCCTGGCCGCCCAGCAGGGCCTTGCGGCTGACGGTGTTCTGCAGGTTGATGCTGAGGCCCCGGCTGGGGTAGGTGGTGCCGCCCGTCAGCACGCCTGCGGCGTAGGTGGCGCCGAGGTTGATGTCCCCGGTGTTCACGTCCGACACCACCTGGGGCGCGCGGAAGGCGGTGAGCGTGACCGTGGGGTCTGCCGTGGCGGTGCGGCCACCGTCCAGGCCCACCATGGAAAAGCGCAGCATGGGCGCGGCGCCTTCGTTGAGCATGATTTCCACGTTGCCCATGCAGCCCAGGGCCACGCGGCGCACGCCGTCCAGGTGGTAGTAGATGGTGACGCTGGAGAAGCTGGCCGAGACGGGCGTGTATTCCACGCGGGCCGGCACGGTCAACAAGGCTTCAGCCATGCCGCAGGCGCGCAGCACAGGGCCCCAGGCGGGGGCGGTGCCGGCGGTGCCGCTGTTGGCCAGCTCGACCTCGAAGTTGATTTCGACGAAGCGCGTGCCGGCAAGCTGGCCGCTGCCGCCGAAGTACGGGCGGATGAAGTTGCGCTCGACGTTGTTGTAGGCCAGGTTGAAAGTGGCGTTGCTCACCAGCATGGCGTTGGCCGCGCCGGTGGGCACGCTGTCAACGCCGTAGGTGACCTCGGTTTTGACCAGGATGGCGGTTTTGCGAATCAGGCGGGGCATGGTGCTTATTCCTCAGCGGCGGGGTTGGGGGCGGCGGCGGGCGCGGGGGCGGCATCCACCTCGGGCAGGCGCTGCCATTGGCCATCGGCCCACGTCCAGCGGCCGCCTGCGGGCGGGGTGCCCACCGGGGTGGTGGACGGCGCAGCGGCGGCGGCGGCGGTGTCAGGGGCGGCGGTCTTGGTCATGGGTTACGTCCAGGCGGCCAGCGTGGTGCTGGTGGTGCGGTGGTTGACGGTGAGGTTGATGACGGCGGCGACCACGGGCGTTTCGCCGTCGTCGAGCTGCCAGTCAATGGCGGGCTGCATGCGCACGTCAATGGCGCCCAGCCCCGCCGGGCTGACGGTGGACAGGCGCTGCCACACGGCCTCCAGCAGGGCGTCCACGGCGGCCATGGGGTCAGCCCCGCCACTGGCGGCGCGGGCCAGGCACTCCACCTGCACCTGCGTCATCCAGTCATACGGCCCGCCCAGGATCTGCGGGGTGTTGGCGCGAGACTGCACCAGGCGCACCACCACGGCCTGGCTGAAAGCCGCCGAGACAGGGCGCGTGGTGTTGACCTTGACGTTGCCGCTGGCGACCGCAGGCGCGGCCATGAGTGCGGCGACGATGGCGGCCTGGATGCCGAGGTGGGCGCTCATGGCTAGGCGCGCTCCAGCATCAAGGTGCTGACGCCTGTGCCGTCAGGCTGGTGCGCGGCCACCAGGTAGCTGGTGCCGCCCACCACCGCCGTCTGGCCCACAGGGTCAGCCGAGAGGCCGGCCGTGGGCAGCGTGAGCATGGGCCTGGCAGACGACATGCCCACCAGGCCCACCTCGGCAGAGGCGAAGCCGTTGTCGAAGATCCCGCGCACGGCTTGGCCGTTCACGGTGGCGTCCACCGCGAAGTCAGCGAAGAAGGGCGCGAGGTCTTCGGTCATGGCTGGGCCTGGGCTGGGCTTGTCGTCTGGCCTTCAGGCTCAGGCGGTGAGCGCGTCCACCATCGTGGCGAAGCTCACCACGTTGCGCAGTTGCACATCCACGTCTTGCAGGGCCACTACGCGCACGGTGCCGGCGGTGCTGCCGGTGTACGGGTCAACCATCAAGTCCAGGCTGCCCCACATGCCGATGACCAGGTCTGCCCAGTTGCCGAAGATCATGGCCGAGCACACAGCGCCCGAGCTGCCCTTGACCAGGTTCGACGGCACGGCGTTGGTGACCCCGGTGCGGTAGCCGTTGACCGGCGTGTCAGCGCCTTCCCAGATGAAGCCGTTTTGGCCCGTCACCTTGCTGGTGGTCTTCAGACGGCCGCGCATGCGGGCGTTGGTCAGGTAGCCGAGGGTTCCGACGTCAGCATTGGCCACAGCCACGTCAGACTCAAGCTGCACCATGTTGGCCCAGGTGGGCGCTGCACCGTTGGTGCCGCCGATGACGGAGGCCGTCACGCGCGTCAGGATGCCGCTGGGCTGGTTGCTGGCGCCGCTGCCGTTGATGGCGGCTTGCTGAATGGCCAGGCCCAGGATGGTGGCCAGGTCGTTCTGCACCATGGCTTCCACGTCGATGCTGGATTGCAGCAGCAGGCGGCGGCTGATGTCAGTGAAGGCGCCCACCGTCTTCGGGCTCATGGTCACCTGGGCGATGGTCTGGTCGCTCTCGGTGGGGGCGGTGTTCTCAGCCACCCAGTAGGCGGTGCCGGTGCCGCTCAGGCGCGGGATGGCGATG